GTTACGGTCGATAAGATCCTCAACGAGGAACTGACATTTGAGATGTATAAGGACAATGCGGTATGTGCCAATGGTGCGATGTACCGGAAGGATGTGCGTGGGTTCTTACCAGAACTGATGGAGAAGATCTATAAGGATCGAACTATCTACAAAAAGAAGATGCTTAAGGCAAAGCAAGATTATGAAAAAACTCCAACTAAAACTTTGGAGAAGGAGATTGCGAGATGCAATAACATTCAGATGGCTCGCAAAATTCAACTCAACTCTGCATATGGTGCTATTGGTAATCAGTATTTTAGGTACTATAAACTGGCCAATGCGGAGGCGATTACGCTTTCTGGTCAGGTCTCTATCCGTTGGATTGAGAATAAGATGAACGGATTTCTAAATAAGATTTTGCAAACTGAGGGAGAAGATTATGTCATTGCATCTGACACTGATTCAATCTATCTTAATCTGGGACCTCTTGTTGATAAATTTCTTAGTAATAAGTCTGACGATAAAAACGCAGTTGTTTCGTTACTTGATAAGATCTGTGAAGACAAACTGGAACCATTCATCGAACAGTCTTATCAGAACCTTGCGAACTACGTTCAGGCATATGAACAAAAAATGATTATGAAACGTGAGAATATCGCAGAACGTGGTATCTGGACTGCGAAGAAACGATATATTCTCAACGTATGGAATAGTGAAGGTGTTCAGTATTCTGAACCAAAACTTAAGATGATGGGTATTGAGGCAGTCAAATCATCCACACCGGCACCATGCCGTCAGATGATTAAGGATGGACTCAAACTGATGATGAACGGAACGGAAGAAGATGTAATTGAATTTATTGATAAGTGTCGTAAAGACTTCAAGAATCTTCCACCAGAAGAGATTGCTTTCCCCCGTTCGGTCTCTGATGTGGTAAAATATCGTTCTCATTCTGACATTTATATAAAGGGCACTCCTATTCATTGTCGTGGGGCACTTCTTTTCAATCATTATATTAAGGAGAACAAACTGACCAATAAATATTCACTTATTAACAACGGTGAAAAGATTAAGTTCATTTATCTGAAGAAACCAAATATCATAAGGGAGAATGTAATCTCTTTTATTCAGGACTTTCCTACAGAACTCAATCTTGACAAATACATCGACTATGACCTACAATTCGAAAAGAGTTTTGTAGAACCACTTAAGTCCATCCTTGATGCGATTGGGTGGAATGTTGAGAAAACTGTAAACCTTGAACTATTTTTTGCATAATGGATTTTCTAAAAGATATTGTAAAAGAGATCGGAGATGACTTCACAAAACTCGCAGCAGACATTGACGAAACTGAAACATTCGTTGACACAGGTTCGTACA